TTGCCTAAAGGGGGCTGGCAAATTGCCGATATTAGGCAATTTGACTGGGGGATACTTGTGTTTTTATATCCCCCCGCCCCTTCGGGGCACCCCCCTCTAGGCGAGGGGGGCTTTTCAAACTGCTCGGGAAATTGGGATTTGTTGCGGCGGTTGCGGAAGGTGATAAAATTTTGATAAAAAACGCCCTTTTTAGGGCGCTTTTTTTATGCCCAAAACGGAAAATCCGTTGCGCCACAAGGAATATCCGGAAATCATAAGGTGATAGGAAACCGAGAAGCAATCAAAGGGGAAATATGGTACAGTGGTCCTGTAAGGAGGGAAAGCCTATGACCGAGCGGGACATCTTATATCAGCTGGAGTGCATCGCCGGCGCCGATGTGACCGCCCTTTTGGGCGTGGACAACGGCTGTCTGACGGTGAAGGATACAAAGGCGCTGGACGAAAAAATGCGGTGCGCCATCGCATCCCTGGAAAAGGGCAGCGGCGGCATCAAGGTGAAATTTTACGACAAGCTCAAGGCGTTGGAGCTGCTGGGCAAGCACATGGGTCTGTTTGACGGGGCAGGCGCGGACGCCACGGAAAGCCCCCTGCTTCAGAGCCTGCTGGAGCTTTCGGGGGAGGATGTGGACGATGACCTGGAGCAAGCGGCAGCTGCTGGCGATGACCTGGTGGACGAAGGGCAGGCATAAAAGCCTTGACGGCATCATCTGCCACGGGGCGGTGCGCTCCGGCAAGACCATGGCGCTGACCGTGGGGTTTTTCCTGTGGAGCATGGCCAGCTACCAAAACCAGGTGTTCGCCCTTTGCGGCAAGACCGTGGGTGCGCTGCGCAGAAACCTTCTGCTGCCCCTGCCCGGTTGGCTGGGCGGGCTGTTTCGCATCACGGAGCACCGGGCGGAAAACAAGCTGACGGTGCATTTGGGAAACCGGAAAAACACCTACTACCTGTTCGGCGGCCAGGACGACAGCTCCTGCTCCCTCATCCAGGGCATCACCCTTGCCGGGGCGCTGCTGGACGAGGCGGCGCTGATGCCCCGTTCCTTTGTGGAGCAGACTGCCGCAAGATGCTCGGTGGAGGGGGCGAAGCTGTGGCTTTCCTGCAACCCGGATTCCCCGGAACATTGGCTGTACAGGGAGTGGATCTGCAAGGCCGGGGAAAAGAGGCTTTTGTGCCTGCATTTTACCATGGAGGACAACCCCTCTCTGAGCAAGGCGGTGCTGGAGCGGTACAAGCGGCTGCATTCCGGCGTGTTTTACCGGCGGTTCGTGCTGGGTCAGTGGTGCGCCGCCCAGGGGCGGATCTATGATTTTGACCGGGAGAAGCATTGTTTGACCGAAGAAAAAATCAGGGCATTTATCGACGATTCGAAAAATCGACAGTTTTCGACGATTTCGTGGAAAAAATCCACAGAGGGCGGACACGCCCCTTCGAAACGGTGGACAAATGGTGGATTTTCGTCGAAAAATGTCGATTTTAGAGGGCAGGCCAGGTGGTACATCTCCGTGGACTACGGCACCCGAAACCCCTTCTCCGCGGGGCTGTGGGCGGTGCGCTCCGGTGTGGCCGTAAGGGTCCGGGAGTACTACCACGACGGCCGGGCCACCGGCAAAAATCTCACCGACGAGGAATACGCCGACGCCCTGGAGGCGTTGGCGGGGGACAGGAATATAGAATTTGTCATCATCGACCCCTCCGCCGCCAGCATGATCGCAGCCCTGCGAAAACGGGGGCGGTTTTCCGTGCGGCGGGCAAAAAACGCGGTGCTGCCCGGCATCCGGAAGGTGGCATCCCTGCTGCGCGGCGGACGGCTTTTTATCTCGGAGGACTGCCGGGATGCCATCCGGGAATTTGCCCTCTACTGCTGGGAGGAGGACGAGAGCAAGGACACCCCAAAAAAGGAAAACGACCACGCCATGGACGATATCCGGTACTTTGCGATGGGCGTCATGGGAATGGAGAATTGAGAATGGAGAATGGAGAATTGGGATCGTTATCGTTACAAATCCCCATTTATCGAGCAGTTAACGATACGCTCCGTACCGATTGTCATTCCGAGCCAGTGCGCACACTGGCGTGGGAATCTTAAGTAATATTAATCGTTTTTTAGATTGCCACACCAGTGACATCGGTCACTGGTTCGCAATGACAACGAAGGTGGTGCGGCTCGACAAATCGGGATTTGTTGGTCTATGTAATAATTCTCAATTCTCCATTTTCAATTCTCAATTAAATTTACGGGAGGTTTTATGGATATTTACAGCTGTCAGGAGGCTTTTGGGGCTTCCGACAAAACAAGCGAGGCCATGAAAAAGGCCATAGAGGAGTGGTTTTCCCTCTACTACCGGCACAAGACGGACAGCGGGGAAGACCCTTGCCAGCGGATCGCCTACACCCTGGTTTCCAAGCTGGTGCGGGGGATGTTCGGCGAGTATCACGCAACCGCGGATTCGCCCTTCCTGCAGCAGATGCTGTCTTCCCTGGATACGGTCCGGGCCCGGGCGGCACAGCTGGCGCTGGTGGGCGGCGAAAGCTACATAAAGCCCTGGCTGGAGGGAGATCAGCTGCGTTTTACCGTGATCCCCAGGGACAAGCTGCTGATCTTCGCGGCGGATGCCCAGGGTGAGCCCACGGATGTGGGCGCCATGGAGCGCTCCTGCCTGGGCGGCGTCTGGTATACCCTGCTGGAGCGGCGTACCCTTGGCCCGGACGGCAGGCTGACCATCCTGAACCGGCTGTTTCGCGCCCTCCGGGAGGAGGAGCTGGGGCAGCAGGTGCCTCTTTCGGAGCATCCCGCCTATGCCGGCCTGGCGGAGAGATTCACCTATGCGCAGCCCCTGGGCAGCGTAGGCCTTGCAAGGCTCTGCACCCCCATGCTCAACTGCGTGGACGGCTCGCCGCAGGGTGTCAGTATTTATGCGGCGGCTTGTCCGCTGATCCACGCCATCGACCGCAACGAGCATCAGCTTTCCGGGGAATTCCAGCGGGGCGAAAGCCGGGTGTTCGTGTCCCGGGATCTGCTGCGGGACGGGGTTCTTTCGGACAATGTGTTCGTGGGGCTGGACGAAGACCCCCAGAATGTGGGTATCACGGTGTTCTCACCGGAGCTGCGGCACAAGGCCTTTTTGGAGCGGAAGCAGGAGTATCTGCGTAATGTGGAGTCCATCGTGGGTATCAAGCGGGGGCTTTTGTGCGACGCCAATCTGGACCAGAGGACTGCAACCGAGATCACCGCCAGCGAAACGGAACACGCCCTGACCCTTATGGAGCTGCAGGGCATGTGGCAGGACGCCCTGGATCGGGTGGCAAAGCTGTGCCTGTGGCTGGCAGATACCTACGGCCTGGAGGCGCAGCCGGGAAAAGTGACTGTGGACTGGGGCAACGGCGTCCTCTACGACGAGGAAAAGCGCTGGCAGGACTACAAGGCTATGGTGGCTCAGGGGCTGCTTGCCCCGGAGGTGGCGCTGGGCTGGCGGTTCAATCTGCCGGCGGAGACCGACGCCGAAAGAGCCGCCATCCGGGAAAAATACATGCCCAAATAAGAATGTAAAATTCCGATTTGTCGAGCAGATTTCTAATTAAGAATTTAGAATTAATAATTAAGAATTAAGGTATTTTTCTTTGAAAAATGATTGAAATAGTCGCAAAGCGACACCTTCTAATTCTTAATTCTTAACTTTTAATTATTAATTATTATCGATCGACGGATCGATAAACCGGGATTTTAAAAAACAAGGAGGAACTATGGATAAGGAATATTTGGAAAGCTTTGGCATTGCTCCGGAGGTGGCGGAGGCCATTCTGGAGGCGCATCAGAAGGTGGTGGCGCAGCAGGAAAAGACCATGCAGACCATGGAGCGTGACCACGCGGTGGCCTTCGCTGTACAAAAGGCCGGCGGCAGAAACCTCAAGGCGGTCACCGCCCTTTTGGATCTGGAGAGCATGGAAGGGGAGAACTTCCGGGAAAACCTGGAAGCGGCGCTGGGCGCCATGAAAAAGGAAAATCCCTGGCTGTTTGAAAGCCCCAAGCCCCCCGCCTTCGCCCCCTTCACCGGCGCGGACACCGCTCCGGCGCAAAAGACCATGACCCTGGCCCAGGCGCTGCGCGAGCGCATGAAAAAGTAAACAAATCCCGATTTGTCGAGCTGTGTAAAAGCCCCCCTCGCCTAGAGGGGGGTGCCCCAAAGGGGCGGGGGGATATATAAAAAACAAGTATCCCCCAGTCAAATTGCCTAATATCGGCAATTT